ATCTGGTGAAACGGGCCTTCTTTTGTTCGGGTCATTGGGAGTTCCACCATTGGTTCCCTTGTTCGGGCCATCGGAAGTACCGTCACCTATAACAACCTTGGGGTCTTCTTCCACTTCTTCTTCTCCGGTAAGGCCGGTTTCTTCGTTTAACCCTTCTTGTCTTAGTATCTCAAGTATTTCTTCCATAGTGGGGTATCTATAAGTTATACCACCCTGCCCGTCGTCGACTTGTTCGACCCCACTTAAAATTAAATCAATAACAGGATCGCCAGTCCTAACACCGACTCGCGCAGTTCCACCAGTCCAAGTAGAGCCAGCAGTTCCCGGCATTCCTATAGCCCCTACCGGTTTACCTTCAGGAACACCCCAAGTGAGAGTAGCGCCACCGGGGCCAACCGTTGTGAGATCAGGAAGAGGTATCCCGGTATAGCTGGATGCCCTAGACAGCAACGCTCCTACAGCATCGAGAGGCCCAGTACCGGGTACTTTATATCCCGCGTCTCTAGCTTGTTGTGTTAAGTCTCTAAGCTCTTCTCGTAGTTTTGCTATTTGATTAAAGTAACTTTCTGCTGGCCCCGGTGTACCCCCCGCTTCATCACTTTCCCGAAATGGGTCACGCATACTTTGGGGTTTAGCTTGTATTGCAGCATCTAGCTCGGCTTGTTTTGCAATTATCTTGTTTATCGCTGCTTCTTCAGCTCGTTTTGCAGCTTCCTCATCTAACTTTGTTTGTTGTTCGGGGGTGTAGTACGGCTCTCCAAGTTCATCAAGTATGTCACGCTGCGCACCAGTAACAGCCCCTCTAGCGGCCTCGTCTGCCCATTGTCTTTCTCTATATGTTGAGGGACTAGCTCCAAATAGCCCCACCGAAGGGTCTATATACTCTGGGAAGTAGCCCCCAAGTTGGTTAGGGTTATAGTTCACATCCATTGTGTATGAGGGTGCGCCTCCGCGTTTAAATCTCTTCATCTCATCACCTACGGCGGGGTCGGCAGCGTGTCAGGCAACGCTGATACTAGACTAACCGCTATAACAGCAGACGGTATACCGGGGTGGGGGCTAGACGGCGCGGCGGCTTCAAGAACGGCTGACGTATCGGAAGTAGCCCATATCATCTCCAAATACTGTCCTGCGGTCATATCTATATTAAAGTTCCACGTTACCGGGACGGCATCCCCAGAGCCGGACAATACGTACTGCTTAGTGGAGTAGCCAATATCAGTACCGTTACGCCTAATCCACAAGTACACATTCTTAGGCGACGCAGAGACACTATACACAGACCCAGTAAACTGGAAATTATATATACCTGAGTATTCTATGGTTATCTGTGAGCTAGACCCGCCGTTTATTGTAACACCATGATTTAAATAAGTATTCTCAAATTGAATCGGGTATCCTGTGTTTGTAGTGGCGGCTGTCTGGTCTACAATAGAGTAGAAAAGCGCGTTAGCTTGGTCTAGGAACCTACCACCCAAGTGCCCGGTCACGTTGTTTATGGCATTAGATATACGCCCGAAGTACAACCGCAGTACGTTGTTCTGGGAGTCTATATACCGCTTATCAATGCTTTCACCTGCTATTGGCAGGGCGGGGGGCGGTGTTCTACTGATGAGGGCTTCGCTCATTACCCTCTCCTGCCATCAGGACGCATATCAAAGCGTGTAGCACCTAGCTTCCATGCCACCCCTTCCGCAGTAGACTCAACCTTAAAAGCCATCTGGCGGCCTCTGAGACGCACGTACGCCTGCCCTGTAAACTGCTCAATCGGCACCGTAGCAGAACGTGTTACTGTAGCTGAACTGTTACCACCATCGGAAAGGGGGGATTTATAACCGGAACCGGAGTTAGTCATGGGGGATAGGGTCATAGTCAGGGCTGGTGTGGAGGCCGTAGACCCATCAAAAGTCACATCCGGCAGCACCCGTGTGATAAACATAGCCCTGTCGCCGTCGTCTAAATCAAACTCTGACGATACTAGCGTAGCTGTAATGGGGAATACGCTGCTCGTCTCTTTGTCATCGTAGCCGGTTTCGTGCTCCACAAGGTTATTACTGTAGGTTGCGGCAAGCGGTAGTTCTCGCAGATCAGCGTCCATCCAAGCTGTCCTAGCCATATTCCCGTACGACCAAGCATCTTCGGAGTAGTTGTATATTACGTACTTATCTACGGTGGTTGAGCCTAAAGAACAGTAGAACCACCAGACCTCATTAAAACGCTCGTTAGTGCCACATATTACTTGGTCGGTCTGTTGCTGGTTGAAATCGTCAAAAATGTAGCTGCGCAAGGAGCAAAGTAGGGTCTTAGTAGTACCGTCGTAAACATAGAACTTATCTTTACCCATCCAGTAGGCAACGTCATTGGCAAACGCAGCCGCGTTCTGGCTGGCTATAGTTATGTTACCCCCGAGAAGGTTAGCCCCCCAAACTTCCGGGGCACCCAGATACTGCATACCGTAGAGGGCCGCGTCTGTCCATACAAGCAACTCCTGCCTAGATTGGATTGCGGTGACGATTTCGCTACCGTTAGAAAGGCGCAAACTACCAGCTTGGTTAGTAGCTGATGGTGCCCAAGTAAGCGCGTCTTCTTGGTCAGACCACCGTATGAGCATTGGGTCTAGGGTACCGCTACCATAATCGTTACACCCAAAGCAGAAGACAAACCGGTATATATCGGAGACGGTAGTGTAATTTACTACTGTAGGGGTACTTGCGTCCGCCCCCACAACTGTAGATAAGGTAACAGCTCTGTTGTTTGCGGTTGCGCCAGTGCCCCCGTCCCAGAGATAAATGTTACCGCCCCGGTCAGCCAGAATCAGGTCTTCGCCAAAGTTAGCTTGGCTCCAAAGGCGTATAGTAGCCGTGGTACTACCCCCAGTGCCCCAAGTGCTAGAACCCCATGTACCTGCTCCCCAACCAGTAAAGGGTACTGCGTATTCACCTCCGGGTATTATTTCATAGGAAGCTACAGCGGATGCCCCGCCATTACCGGTATCGGAAGCATTGGCAAGCACCGTTGCACCAGAGGTGTCCACAGCCTCTATAGTAAAGTTATCTGCGTCTACGACAGTAGCTATTATGTAGTTCTGATTTAGTACGTCTGCGGTAATGTTGCCGCCCAAAGAAACCGCACCAGAAAAAGTCACGTAATCACCAGCGCTAGCGCCGTGATTTACTTCGGTTACAGTAATAGTAGCGTCGCCATTAACCGCAGCAAATGTAGCGTCACCCGGAGAAGTTATGGCTCGGTAGGGGGTTGAATCGTAGTACGCGCCGCCGCGCTCTATGTAGTATTTGATGTTAGTGCCGACCGACACTAAATTTTGTCCACCCAGAGTAACCCAGTTGAACATAGACCGGCATACACCTAAGTATGTATCAGCGGAGATACGCTCCCACCCGCCAATTTTCTGAGGTGCACCAAAGCGGAAACGGATTTTGTCCGTCTCATACCATGTACCTTCGGCATTGTAGCGGGTAGTTTCCCGGTTGACTCCGGGTTTAAACTGTATTTTTTGTACCGGCATATTCCCCAGACCTAATCATGTCAGTCAGTTCGATAGCCCTACCTTTGACTTGCGTTGCCCACCTGCTGTCTAAAAAATGTTCAGCAGCCGTTTTAAAATCTCCAGAACTCATTGATTCTAAAGCGTTTTTAAACTGGAGCAATCTTGGCAAACCAAGGTTGAATCCTAACGAAATCATGGCATCTTTACGGGCTTCGTTAAGCCCAGAAAACCAAGGAAATGCACCGCTTAACTCTTTGATTACGCGGGAAATATCGTTCTGTAACAGGTAGTTTACCTCATCGTCAGACAAACCCAAACCTGTTTTTGAAACATTTCTACCTACGCCAATAGTCTCAAGACCTTCGGTATCTAGGTAAACGTGTTTCTCTACGCCCTCATGTCGGCGTAGTAGTTCAATCAGTTTTTCCATTGTCTGAAGATGAAGCCCCAAAATAGAAGCTAATAACGGCGGACACCAGCCCACCCATGTAGCCGAGGACAAGGTTAATAAGCTCCATGCTGTTCTGTTCGGGTGGCATAATAGTTATCATGGCGATGTAGGCACAGAAAAAAAGTACCATAATCAGGCCGATAGACTTGGCCGTCCAATCGCGGGAAAAGTGCTTACGGGCGTCCTGCTTGTCTTTTGTCTCCAAGGCGAACAAATCTACGTCGAGTTCCTTCATTTTGGCCTCGAACTTGAGTTCAGCCTTCTTGATCTCTGCAAGCTGTTCCGGGGTGACC